ATGGAGATTGAACACGTTGAAGAAGAGACTAACACAGCCGGTCTCGACTTGTCGGCTGGTGGTGACGAGCAAGTCCTAGTAGTTCGGAATGGCAACAAAACACTAGCGGTTGAAGCCTTCAATTTCAGAGACACAGTTGCCCTAGTAGACCACCTAGAATTCCTGTTCAAGAAATACGAACTAACGACAATCTATGGTGACGCGGGTGGTTTGGGTAAACCCATCCTAGACCAACTACGAATCAACTGGGACATCAAATACGTCTTAAACCAAGCCAAACCATACAACAGCCTCGCCTACTTGAATCGTGGTGCTGAACTTTGGTTTAGTGTAGCCAAGCTTATAGAGTATGGTGACATCATAGTCCCACGCGAATCCAAGCTACGCAAACAACTAGCCTCGCGCTACTATGTGGTCACCCCACAAAACAAACTTCAACTTGAGAGCAAGAAACAGGCACGGTCAAAAGGTCATGTTTCACCTGATCGAGCTGATGCTTTTGTTCTTGCCTTTGCGGATTATCGGGGTAGAAAGCCGAAGAAGTTAGCCGTTAAAAAGGTTAAAAAGCATGAACACAAACAATTTAGGCTGAATAAGCCACGGGTCACTTTCGGTAAAGGATACAACGTAAGAGTAAACAATTGGTTACACGATGAAATACAACAACTACAAGAATTATCAGGACGCGGCAACTAGCATAAATAAGTTAGCTGACATCTGCGATAATCAACACGTTACAGCGCAGGATCAAAGGCAGCAAAGGCGGTTGAATATAGACCTAGATTTGGAGCGGCGAGACGGCTATCTAGCTCCAGACGAAATCTACATACCAACCCACATAATCGACAGTAACATTCGTCGTGAACAGGCCAAGTATGTTTCGTACATAGTCAACTCACGGCGTACTGCAATCTTTTCTAGTTCAACAAATCCTGCGTTTAACACGGGGCCACTTGAGCGCGATTTCACAGAACGTTGCCGCTACGATGGTTGGCAAATTCCGCTCTTTCGCACGATAGACTGTATGCAACTCCACGGTTATTGTGCTGCTGAGATTCAGTTTGACGATACAAAGCCGGGACACTTTGCCGTTGAATCGGTAAACTACGAGGACTTTGCATTTCCAGATGACACACGCGACATACAATCTTGTGGTATGTTGGTGCATCGACATTACTTTACTCGTGAGCAACTCATTGACATGACAAAAACTCGCGAGTTTAGTGCAAAAGAGGTCGAGTCGTTAATCGGTAAAGAGCCGGTAGATGAACAGACTGAATCTCTATTCAAAGTGGAGAAGGTCATGTTCAGGAATAACGGGATAGTTCAGGTGGGGTGGTCTTGCGTAGCCAGATGCAACGAATGGTTACGCAAGCCACGCCCGCTGTTCTTGGGCCGTCGAGATATGTCAGGCGAGGTTTACGAGACAGATTATCCCTACGTCATTTTTCATTACATGATAGCAGAGGATATGACCATCAAGAATTGTGTGGGCCGCGCTTACCTAGATAAACACACGCAGGAAGCCGTTAGCTCCCTAATGTCCTCATTTGTCACGGCACACCGTCGTGCATCAAACTTCTACTTCTCCAAGGACGCAGATGATCCAAACCAGAGCAATGAGCAGACTAGCGTACAGTTTGTGCCGGGAGCATTGATTGACGCGAATGTCAGGCAATTCCAGCTATCCCCACCTAACTCAACGATGCTCTCAGCCATCCAGACGCTTGTGACGCAAAATTCACAAGAACAATCCCAAATGAATTATGCGGCTATGAATCGGCAGGATAGCCGTAAGACAGCCACCGAGATACAGACGGCATCGGCAGAAGCGCAACTTTTGTCGGCAACACAGGTTTCGCTGTTCAGCATCTCAATCAAGAAGATATATGAGCATTGCTGGGAAATCTATAAGTCTAGGGTAATTGATGGTCTTTTAGAACCCACAATCCCCCTACACTACTTTATTGATCACGAATACAACATCAAACCAGCAGGTGATACGGATGTTGTTGAGCGACAGGAGAAAGCGCAAAAAATGTTACAGGTGTGGCCCGTTATTCAGCAGAACAGCGCATTGGCCATGGTTTACATGGAGGATATGCTGACGATGCTATTCCCTGACGAAGCACCGAAATATCTAACGCAGATGAAGCAAGATAGCACCAAGACACAGTTGCTACAGCAATTATCAGCAATTGTTCAGAGTCTTGTAATAGACCCGCAGACAGGCCAGTTGACGGAAGAAGCACAACCGTATGCACAGCAAATACAACAAATACAACAGCAAGTCCAACAGCTTGCAGGAGGCGACCAAGGCGGCTCTGGAGGAGCAAGCATGGGGGCAATGGGTGGACAACCCAACAACCAAGGTGTTCCTATCACTCCTCAGGCAGGAGCGGGAACGCCTAGTTAAAGATGTTAGTTATCTTGCCACAAAACGATCAGTCCCAGATAGTGATGTTCGGACGGTGGCGACTCAGATAAAAACAGTAGACGAAGTAATACAAATACTAAATGACAAAGACCGATACAAAAACAGCGGAAGCAATCGAGCAAGAATTTGATTTTGGCTCAATTGACATTGGTGATCAGCTTGATACTGACGAGCTAGACACGATAAAGCCAGCCGAGGAACCTGAAGAAACAGATAAGGAGTCAAATGAATCAGACGAGAAACCAGACGAGACCGAAGCGACAGCAGAAGAGTCAGAAGAGTTAGAAGACGAGGCAACTGAGGAGGATAAGGAAGAGGATAAGGAAGAGGCTGAAGAAGAATTGACTACTGAAGATGTCCTTGGTGATCCCCTGAAAGAAGAGGAGGAAGAAGAGGAGCCAAAAGGCCGCACATATGAAGGATTCGATGATGAGGATAAGCAATATGCCAAACAAATGTCTAATTCCGCTTATGATCATTTCACCAAAAAACTCCAAGCATTAAAGGCGGGTAAATCCACGGCAGAAGAGACACAAGACCTTCTATCACACCCGGAAGCCTACTCACTTAACCCGGAATATCAACAACTTGTGACAGATTACGACAAAGCCTCACAAGAAAAAGCGCATTGGCGTAAGCAACTTGTAGCCATTCGCAACGGTGAAAATTGGCGTTCTGTTGAGGGATACGACAAAAATGGCAAGATAGTGCATGGTCGTGACGAGTATCAGCCCACAGCAGAGTCCGAGATTGACGTACAAGCTGCGCTGACAGAGGCACAAACTATGAGTAAATCATTTAGTCAACGCGCTCAATCGATACAACATAACCATGCAACCAACTATAAGGACTCTGTTCAGATGCTTGAAACGGAGCAGCGTAAGCAGTTTAAATGGCTGGAGGATAAGGAAATGGGTAAGAAAATAATAGACATACCCAACTTTGGCAAGACATCCATCAATAAACTGCGTAAGACATTTATTGACGTTTTACCTAAAGTTTTTGCAAATCATCCAATGTCTGAGTTGGCTACAAATCTCTGGATAAACAACCAGATCATGGCCAAGCAACAACTAGAATTAACTGAAAAGGTTAAGAAACAAACTAGAAACAAGAAGGATATGCTGCGAGGTGAGCCAACATCCAAATCATCCAAAGCTGATGATGATGAGATGTTTACAATGGACGATTTAATGAGCGATTTTATCTCGTAAGTTGGCAGAGTTCTTGCTCTAATCCAGTTGCTTCTGACGGTAAGGGCATACCACGCTACTCGTGTGAAGGGCATCACAACTCGTGTTTAACAATTGAATATATTAAAACATTATGGCTGTAACAGCAGTTGATCCCGCCAGTAGTCTCGCTCAAGCGATGTCTACGAATGTAGTGTCCAACAATTTTAATAAGTTGGATTTCTACCTAGTTAAAAACGAGGTTGCCCTTTTTCCCAAATGGAATGTCTATGACACTCTGTATGGCTCGATTAAGTGGCAACCTAATATGGGAGACACCCTTCAAGGGTTGACTCCATCGCCTAGTCCCATCCAGCGTTCTACATTCGCGCCGAATGTATTGGCTGACGCGCCACGCAAAGACATCTACAAGGTTGGTGAGCGGAATGAATCTGCGAAACTTTCTTACCACAGGTATGAGAGTACGCGGTTTCGGTTCCTCAACAGCTTTGAGTCGTTCTGGCGTGACCAGTTATCATACGCTCATAAGGACATCGTTCGTCAAATCCAGACATCACAGAATCAGTTCATCCGAACCTTGATGTGGTATCAGACACCTGACGTTTTCATTGCTCAAGCGGGTACTGGTAAGTTAACGAGTTCTGTAACACTTACTGGTTCTTGCGCTAAAGCTTCGCTGACACAGGATCAGATTCGCACCATTGACGGTGATAATGACAATATTGCCTCTACAACCACTGCTATTGGCAGAGGTGGTGGGCAGGAGTTCCGTGAGTCAATCGCAATTGGTACAGCTACAGTAGCTAATAGAGCGGGATTCTTGACGTTGAAAGACCTCTATCAAGCCATGTTGGTTTTGCAGGAGGATGTTCAAGCACCTACGTTTGATCGTCAATATGGTACTCCAAAGAGTTCCGAGATGATTAAGGGCAAGTACGTTCTTGTTTGCTCAACGGAAGCATGGGCATCGCTCATGTGGGATGATGACCTAGTTGGTGCATCCACAGGTGGTCGCCGTCTTGCTCCCGCCAACATGAACCTCATCAATGATGGTTTTGCTGGTGATTTGTGGGGTAAGATCACAGTTAAGTTTGATCCACACCCAATGCGTTTCAACGATGCTGGTGCGTTTTTTAATCCGCAAACTGTCACTAACAACAAGGTTGTACCCAGTTCAGGTTACACCCAAATGGATACTTCGGATAGTGATAGTGTTGCATCGAACGAGATTGCATTCTTGTGTGGTGCAGATGCCTTTAAGGCAATCTCTGTTGGGCCACCGCCCAAGGAGTTTGCTGGTAAGAACATCTCCAAGAAGAAACTGTACGGCATGAATTGGAATGGTCAGATTGATTTGACCGATCAGTTCTTGGTTCCGACAGCCTCAACTACCGACATATCCACGGATGGTAGTGAAGGTTGGGACTTGAATGTCTATGGTGACTACTTGAAGTTCATCTCGCAGACAATACACGGTGGTATTCCGGGTGATGCAAGGCATTGCCTTCCCATTGTATATCGTCGCAGACGCGTTTCGTAACAATCATGGGGGGCTTCGGCCCCCCTTTCTTTAAACTATCATGGCTATTGTAAAAACCCCCATCTCTAGAGGTAGGAAAGTTACCTACAACACCCCATCTCAAGTTGACATAGACACAGCTAATGTAGCTGATTCTAGCCTTGGTTGGGATCCAGATGTGCATTATGCACAGGCTTTATTGCAAAACACAGGTTCGACAAACTTGTTCTTGCGTTATGGCTCCTCGGCTGCAACTACTTCTGTCTATCACACGAAGCTAACGCCGGGAACTCAAGTAGACTTGAGTGACACGGTTGGTAGCAGTCTTAATCTAATTTCAGATGCAAACAACGGTATAGCTGTATTCACGCTGGCATCACCAGATACTTCAGTTACCGCTTATCCAGCACAGCCTAGTAACAACATAAACGGATACTGATATGGCACGAATTGTACAACAGGGTGTAATCACCACATCGGGTACGTCCTACGAAAACGAACCCATCATCAAGTCGGACGGCGCGGGTGAGGTGATGCAATGGCAGCCGTCTGACGGTGTTGCTGCTGATGGTATCACGATAACAGAAGGCGGTTCATTGGGTGATCCGTTGCGTTTGGGTGTGGGTGTCGCTGCACCAGACACTAAAGTACAAATTGTAGATAGCGGCGAAGTACCTTTAAGCGTTGATGGTTCTCACGCAGTTGGTTCGCAAATTAGTCTCAACGCAACTGGCACAGGAGGTGCGGAGTGGAGAATTGTTTCTTCTGCGAACAGCGCGAGTATTGGAGGAGGGGATTTCGGTTTATACGGGAATAGTGCTTACAGACTTATAGTTCAATCTGACGGCGCAGTCGACATCCCCGGCGCACTCACAGCCGGTAGCTGGACAGTCGGCTCGCTGGACATTGGCCACGGTGCGGGTGGTGCTGTAACCAACACAGCAGTTGGTATGGATGCGCTGGACGCAAGTCTTTCTGGCAGCATAAGAAATACTGCGATTGGTAAGGACGCGCTTGGTGCGCTTAATCACGCGGACGGTGATAGTAACACAGCCGTGGGTGCATACGCTGGAGACGGAATTACTGAAGGCGCAAACAATACCGCTATTGGTGATTCAGCACTATCTAACACTTTAGCTAACGATGACAATACAGCGGTTGGTCGTTTGGCACTCTACGCATTCACCGGCAGCAGCGCAACTGCCGTGGGTAGTGGTGCAGCAGATGCAGCGACGAGTGCGACGAATCTGACTGCTGTTGGTAAAGACGCTTTGGGTGCTTGCACGGATGCCACAAACAGTACCGCTGTTGGGTTTCAGGCGTTACTGGCAACTACTAGCAATGATGGCAATACTGCTTTAGGTTCGTATGCTGGTACTGCATTAACTGGAAGCAGGGGTACATTTATTGGCCGAGAAGCCGGATTTTATGCAACCAGCACGGATGATTGCATTGCGATAGGTTACAACGCATTCCACGGTTCAAGTGGCAACACCACCGGCAACTTCAACATTGCCATCGGCAACTACGCACTTGATGCAACGACTTCGGGACACTCAAATGTTGCTGTTGGCTATCTTGCTGGATCGGCAATTAACACGGGGTTTAACAATGTCGCTATCGGCTTAAATGCGGGTGATGCAATAACGTCTGGCGACCAGAATGTTGCCGTTGGTAGCTATGCGCTTTCGACAGAAGATACCGCAGATGGTTGTGTTGCTATTGGCTACGCTGCGCTGGAAGACCAAAACACCGCAAGTTCAAACAACGTGGCAGTCGGCTTCAGCGCAGCAACCAATCTCAACGGCGGCACAGACAGTGTGTATGTGGGTTATCAAGCTGGCGGTGTTGGGGTGATTGTTGGCATTGACAACGTAGTTGTTGGTAAGGGTGCTGCGTTAAACGCCACAGATATGGCCCAGTCTGTCTTCGTCGGCAAACACGCTGGCGGCACAGGAGTAATTACTGGCGCAAGCAATGTTTGCGTGGGTCACGCAGCTGGCCAAGACCTCACGTCGGGATATTCCAACGTGTTGATCGGCAGAAGTGCTGGTGCGGACATCACAACAGGAAATAGCAACACGGCGGTTGGCAAAGAAGCATCACTGTCAGTCACGCAAGGCGACTACAATACTACGCTGGGGAGTCAAGCTGGCTATCGCGGTAACGGCAACAACAACACATACATTGGTACTCTTGCTGGCAAGGATATGGGTGGTGATCACAGCATCGGTATTGGCCCTTATGCGTGTAGCGGTGATTCAACAACCTATTTAGACACTACCTGTGAATTAACGGAAGGTGATGCAACGGTCACAATGACAGACGTTACAGCACGAAATATTAGTGGCGGTGCAATTGCCACGGGTATGCTGATAACTGGCACTGGAATACCCGCTGGCACGATGGTCGGCGCAATTAACACTGGTGCAGACACGTTTGAGATGACGGATGGCACGGCAGAAGTTCTCGCAACTGCCGGTACTGGTTCTGCACAAACTGTCACGTTTTACGATTCTATTGGTGACTACAATATCGGTATTGGCAGCAACAGTTTGACAACTTTGACAAGCGGCGAGAAGAACATCGCCATTGGCTACACAACTGGCTACGCCACGAACACGGGCGCAAGCAATGTATTTATTGGCCATGAAGCTGGCAAAGATACCACTACCGGTTCCAACGTATTGATTGGGACAGAAGCTGGTACAAACATAACCACAGCAACAAACAACACGGTCGTCGGTAATGGCGCGTGGGCCACGGGAGTCGGTGCTGCGACTGGTGGTGCGGCTGGTCAGTACAACGTGGTTGTAGGTGGTAATGCTGGCAACGATCTCACTACGGGTCACAGTAACACATTGCTGGGTTATGCTGCTGGCAAAGATTTCACAGATAACCATTCTAATGTTGCAATTGGTACATACACACTAGACGGTTGCAATGGTGGTGAAGTTGGCAACGTAGCCATTGGTTACGGCGCGCTCTCCGCAGACATAGCGGGTTCAGATTACTGCACAGCTATCGGTTCGTATGCGCTTTACGCACAAAACGCCGACGTCAAGAACACCGCCATTGGTGGACTTGCGGGTGATGCGATTCAGGGTGGCGGAGATAACACGCTTGTTGGCTACTTGGCGGGTAGTGGAATAGTCAGCGGTGATCGCAATGTTGCTGTTGGTGATGAGGCATATCTCGCTGGCACAGGTAGTGATAACACGGTTATAGGTACTAACGCTTGCAAGGGCGTAATGTCTGGTGATGGTAGCGTATGTGTGGGATCGGCTGCCGGTACAGCACTCACAGATGGCCCCGGCAACGTACTCATCGGACGGTCTGCTGGCGCGGCAATGACCACCGGCGATTACAACATCGCCATTGGGTATGCTGCTGCTGATGGGATGATTGGTGATGCCGATCATAATATTGCTATTGGCGCAAATGCGCTTGGCGGCACAACTGGCGCAACTTATGGAAACATAGCTATCGGAAGGAATGCGCTGCTTGTGCAAGACACCGCAGCATCAGTCAATTTAGCCATCGGCTACACGGCTGGCACGGCAATCACCAGCGGCACACAGAACGTGCTGATCGGCCACCTAGCGGGGAATACGTTATCTACACATAACAACAATACTTGTGTAGGTTACAATGCTGGCAAAGGCGCAACGGCTGCAAACTGCACGATTGTTGGGGATACAGCGTGTGGTACTGGCACGATGAATGGTGGCAACAACACGGTTGTTGGATACAAAGCTGGAGAAGATTTAGAGGCAGGGTCGGAAAATACTTTGCTGGGTGTTTATGCTGGCGGTGAACTGACTTCTGGTGGCTACAATGTGATGATTGGCTATGATGCTGGGACACAAACCGTTGGTGGTGTGCCGGGGGCAGTTACGGGATCGGCTAATAGTGTTGTCATCGGTGCATTAGCGGAGCCATCCGACACCGCAATTGCCAACGAAATCATTATTGGTTATGCTGGTCAGGGTCAAGGAACCAACTCAATTATGTTGGGTAATGGTGACACAGCTAATATACATTGTGAAGACACATCACTTTCTGCACCGTCAGACAGTCGCGTGAAGCGTGATGTGGCGGCAAGCACAGTTGGCTTGGACTTTGTTGATAAACTAGCGGCGATTAGCTACAAGCGAATCAACCCCGCCGATTATCCAGACGAAATCAAAGAGAACCGTCTACGCGACACAACCCGCGAACAACTCGTCACACCAGCAGTCGAAGCGGCAGAAGCCGTTTACGAAAATGTAGTTGTAACCGAGG